CGGTCGGACAACATCGACACCTGGGATGACATCGACGCTGACGACCTGTCAGAAACCAACGCTGAGCTGTATTCACGTTCCACTGACGATGACCCCAGCGGCTCTCCGACTTATGGCACTTGGGAGCCGTTTGCAAACTCCACCAAGCGTGGTCGCGGTTTTCAATTCAAGGTCGAGATGGAAACAGGCAATGACTCACAGGATCCTGTTGTTCAGAGCCTGGGCGTTACGGTCAGCTTGCAGCGCCGGACGGAGCAGCAGCGCAACATCAGCAGTGGAACGTC